CATAACCTGCGCCAGTCACCCGTGTTTAAAACTAAACAATCACCCCTGCGCCGCAGCACACCCAGTTGATTACGGAGATACGCTAAATCATTATTTTCAAATATACATAATGGTAATCGCATTTAATCTTTAAAATACAATTGTCCATTCAAACGTGATTTGTCGGGTACTATTTTTAATCAAGGCCGGAAACGTTTCCATCGCAAACATGGTTTCATCAACCGTAAATAACCCTGCCTCGGTGTATGCTACTGACCCTTGGCCGTTCCCGTCATCCTTGCCTAAAACAAAGGTAAACTTAACCTCGTTCTCATCTCCAACTGGCTGGTATACCTTGCCTAAAAAGACTGCATCTTCGCACAAGGGTGACCTAAGCGTAGTTTCATCCCTGCTAGGCGGAATAGGCGTTAAAATATCCCCGCCTGTTCCGCCGCCTGAATTAGGCGGGTACTGACCGCCAGTACCTAGAATAAGCTTGTTTATTTTACCGTTAATAGACGGGTCGCCTAATAAATGTGACATAACTTTCCTTGCAGCATACGTAATTACATTTTTATCGTTAAAATGCACATACTCGCCCTTTTTGTCGTCATTCACAATTATCTTGACGTTACCCTGTAACACAATGGAATCGGTAACATTATTTTCCATTCCGGCCGAACTATTATCTTTACTATTCATTCTATCTTTCATAACTATTTATATTTAATCGTTAATTTCACTTAACACTCTAAACTCTGTAAACTCACCATAGTAAAATGAACCCCATTCAATATCAACGCCCCATTCAGGCCCCTCATTAATATAGGCTGTCAGTAACCCACTTAAATCTAAATTTTCGGTTGATTGGTCAAAAGCCACTGTTATAGATTCAATTACCGAGAACATACTAACATCATCCGCAAACCCATCAACGCTAACCAAGGATTCTATACCTGACCCGTCACTAACAGGTATCGCATCCCAAAGTATCTCGCCGGACACACCGCCTAAATCTATGCTGGCACCTAAATCATCCTCCTGTTCAAATTCATCCTGAAATGATGTTGCTACCTCCGGCCAGTCAAACGAATCGGAGACCCAGCTAAGCTGGTCAGCCGGGCTCCATGTATCAGAAGCACCGTGGGTAACATCAATAAAATCAATTAAATCACTAACCTCTTCTAGCTCAGCCCCAAACGAGCCTGCTACCCCGAACGTATCATCAATTAAAAACTCGGCGCTAACAGGGAATACATTCCGAAAATCGTTTGATACACCGGCAACATTAAAGAAATCACCTTGGATAGGAAATATGTTCTCAAATACTTCCAATCCATCAAACTTAAATTTATCGTACGGATGACCATACTCAAACTTATCCCTAACCGCATCTAAGGATAACGATGTAACAAATCTATCTTTTATATCCGTTGCCTCAGTTCTAACAGTACGTATCCAACCAAATATAATGTTTAAACATATCCAGAAGAAATATCGCATGGCATCATCCAACTTAGCCATCATATCCTCTGATAAATATACTTTTAATGGAACCTTAGCCCGAACGAAAACCGTGCAGGCATCCAACGGCTCAACCAGACCAAACTCCTCAAGGTTACTGTTTACCTGTTTCCAGTCAAATACCTCTGCACCTAATCCCTGCCCGTCTACCGTAAGGAAACTTAACATGTATTGTAATCCCCGTTTGGTACCCTTTAAATTATACATGTTAGCCGCTATCAATGCTAAGCTTTCTTTGTTATCTTGTGCAATGTCCAGCTTAGCAAACATGTTATCCGTTAATAACGATGTGAAGTATTCCTCATTAAAATGAATTGATTTACCTTCCGCAAGGTTATCTATCTTAATCATATTGAAAATATGATTATTAGCAATCAAATAATCTAATAACTGTGCTGTTTTATCAAACAACGGATGTTCTTTAATTGCTCTCGGTAGAAAATCTTTTGAATGCCACCAGTCCGTAACCGTAACTGCAAACTGCTGTACGTTAAATCGGATAGGTGTAACCGAGACCAAACAGTAAGCAAACCGACCGCCTATAAATAAAATATCATCCCCGGAAGTTACCGTTAGTAAATCTTGTGCCGTTTCCTGTTCTTCTTCAGTTACAACATCATCAGTTGACTTCCATTGTAGAAAGAAATGGTCGGTCGTATCAAACATGACAATCGTTTGATTAGCGCCTACCGCAAGAAAATAGGTTAGATACGATATACCCAGCAGGTTTCCCCTGCCTTTCGGAACGATGTATTCTCGCCAGCTTCCCGAGACACCTCCAATTAAAAGCATGGATATATCGTTCTTTTCAGTGTAGAAGTATGACCCTGCTTTATCATCTAACTCTTTTACCCGGCCAACGGCGACCCAGCCTACCTTAGCACTGTACGATATATCTGTTATTTCACTTAAAACATATTTAGGCGACCCGTAAGATACATTCTGGATTGAGTTACATCGATTCTCGTTAATTGGTTTCCAGACCGGTTTATACCGATAATTCTCGCCTTCCTGAACCCAGCTATCAAAACAAGTAAAGATAAGCTCCATTGATACATTGTACCCTGCATTACCTAGTATCCGGGCATACTGTTCATCTGAACCAACTACTACATACTTACCATCGGCATATTTAACACTGGTTAATATACATTGACCTGAGCCAGTACCCAGCACATCATAGACCACCGCTTCCTCAAACCAGGTAACCGCATCAACAGAAGAATAAATTGTACCTTTCTCACCAACAGCAATAAACCTGGCTGTATCTTTATCGACCCCGTTCCCGTGCCCGAACGTAACATCCCGTAACTCATTAAACAAAAGCGGTTTACCTTCACTATCAACCCGGCTGCCTTCAAGGTTGGTATAATTATTTATTCGGGTAAACGTCTCACCGCCGTCTAATGAATAGTAAATGATACCTTCTTTTGCCTCTGTATTCCGAACTGCTAACACTATAACCGGCAGCCCGTTCCGTAATACACCCGATGTAATGCCTTCAACTCGACTGATAACCCTATCCTTATCATTTACGTTATATTCATCTTCCTCGGCTGTTACAATCTTAACTTTAGGGCTATCCCAGTTTTTACCATTACCATTAGTCCAATCGTTTATATTCTTATAATGGTCTGGCTTAGCAATCATTACGCTGTCTTCCCGGCCTATCCAAAACTTACCTGCTATGTAACTGGAACATAAAACATGTAACCTGTCTTTTTTATTCGGGCCTTTAACCAGCTTGTTTAGTATCCCCGCATAATCAAACGTAAGCTTATCGGATAAATATAATGATACCTTGGCCGTACCGGTTACATCCTGGTTTGGCCGTAACTGGAATGCTCTTGTATCACCATCCAGCTCAAATACCTGCTCGTGCCCAGTTGAATTATCCGTTGTACCCCAATGATTAAATCCTTTTAACCCTTTAAACTTGTTGCCTTCCCGGATAACCCGACTTGAATATCGAATCTCTTTCCCGCCTGATACCTGATATGTTAAACCTTGTTTAATACCGCCATTTGCAATAGGCAAAACAGGTTTACAGTAAATAATACCGTTATCATCCAGTATTTCTGGGTCTTCGGATACAAGCTGGAAGTTAAGGTCTCGGGTCTCGCTCTCTTCATCCGATAACTTAAATTCTACTACCTTGGATAACCCATTCTTAGGTATCACAATATCCTGGATATGCGTGAAAACCGGCTTATTATCTATACGCCTGAATACTATCTCTACGTTTGGCTGCTGAATACTATCCGGTATAACTACACTATGATACGGCTCACTAACCGTTGGCGGGTCATAATTATTGTCAATTGCTATTATCTGGATAAAAGCTGCTCCATACCGTTCGTGTAATGGTTTGCATTTAATCCTAAATCGACTATAATCTTTCTTGTTTAAAACTACATGCCTGCCTTCATGAACCGGTACAAGCTCCCATGATAACCTGCTATCGGTTATTAACCGCCGACCAAAAACATGCTGGCCTTGACTAACCCTTGTTTCATACTGATTTGTTACCGATAATTCAAGAGTAACATTCTCGATACCTTCGGTCTTCTCGTTGCCCCGCCGACAAAGTATCTCAAACACAAGCTCTTCATTCTCAATACCTTGATGCGAGAATTTAGTTCCAGTCCCAGTATAAAAAACAGGTGCGTTGGCCATTATTCATCTCCTTTCAGGCTATAATAACCTTTCTGGCTATCCGGTTCCATACCAATATACATATTTAAATCACTGGTAATAGATAAGTCCAGCGGGGCAATGTAATGCTGTTTATCGCCGTATACGCTTTGCCGGACTATCATATCTACATACGTACCTTCATCAAATCCTATATACTCATTATACGCCAGTTCTCTGTCTTTTGTTGGCCACTCTAAATAAACCCGTTTAACACCATCCAACTGCGACACCTCTTGGACAACCTCGCCCGGCCTGAACGTAACACCCATTTTATATATTTTAGAACGTAATATCCGTTTAATATCTGTTTCCAGCTCCGAAACCGTAACTGTATCCTCAGTTACAAGTGTCATTTTAAGTTGAATAATCGTTTTAACAGGGTCAACCAGCTCAACTAACTCACCTACAACCTTATACTCATCCAGATACGATAAAATGTTCCGCTGCTCGCCGGTACCCAGAAAATCTGTCATGCCGGTCTTTTTCCAGACCATCCAGCACCCACCGTTCCCCGAATCAATACCATCATCCGTAAAATAAACTGCATTCCCATGTTTATCCCGTAACTTAAACCGTAACGGTGATTCTGTCTCTTCAATCTTAAACGTTGGTGCATCCGATAACCCCCAGTGCTCATAACATAACGCCGGTAAACTTAACGGTATAAATGTATCGCCTATAACTGCACGGGCCCACGGCTTGTTCCACGGGTTCCCAACCGATACAGGGTCATGAAACTTCTCATGTTCACTGGGGTCGTTATTCAGGTAATCATCCATGTTAGGGTCATACCCAGTAAACTGTACTTCCATCCCAGGTTTAATTTTAGTTAACCCATCCAGTATAATCTCACCGGTCAATACATCCCAGCCAGTCACTAAAACGCTGGATGATTCCGATTCCCAAGATAGTCTGACTGTGCCTTTAGGCGGCCTTGCTACACCATCAATTACATATTCACTAAAGTCAATTAAATTTGAAGTAGCTGTATCCCGTAACCGGAAGTCTGTTGCACTGCCACCAACACGCTCAATAATATATTCCGTTAACGGAAACTCAAGTAACGCTGTCATAAACGGGTCCGGTAAACATACCTCTTCACCATCCTCTTTCAGGATACCTTCAACCGTAAATCTAACCCGCATACCATCCAATAACGCTGCATCTGATATTGTCCGAATAACGTTCATATCCATATCCCATTCCTGAATAATCGTTGTCCGTAATGTACCACCTTGGATACGGTCAGACTCAAGGTAATTTTTCTTGGTTATAACTAACGTACCTTTAAAACTGGGCTCAATTAAATCATTCGTTTCTTCATCCCTATAATCATATTTAATAGGGTTATCATCCTCATCCGTTAGATAAAAACTTGCTTTCTTATAGACTATGCCGCCTTCATATACCCGAATCATAACCTTCCGCATCTTATAATAATGCGGATATTCGTTTATACCTAACGGCAGTTTACTAACCCCTGAGTTGTCAGGGTATGCTCTAATCTGGATAAATTCTTTATCTTTAAACGATGCAATATCAAATTCATCATTTAACTTGTATAAAATTGTCCTATCCTCCTCTGTCATGCCCATCGGTATAAAAAGCTGCATCTTGTCCGAGATTATCAGTTCACGGTCGCCCGAGTTAATAAAATGCTCGTCTGAGAACAACGGACTCAGCTCAACCACGCAACAGTTATCTACATCACTCCGAGTAGCTTTACGTCGTACCCCTACCGATACAACGTCTGGATACCCCATTAAAACTGCAATATGGTCATCGGCAGCTAACATCCTGCGTCGTGCTGCAAAGTATCCGGTTGCCAGCGTTTTAATTTTATCAATTGAATCTGAGTCATACCCAGGCGATAAAACTTCAATCGACTGTATATTATTTTTAAGTAAGCTTGCCCCCGATGCCCAAGAGATACCTTTCAACAACGATTCCGAGCTAACCAGTATATCCGGTCTGCCTAATGTAGATAAATAATCAAATACACATACCTGACCTTTGATAGGTTTAAATCCAAAGGTACCATCCCCGAATACCAGTACAACACCGTCATACGTAGTTCTGACCAGTACCTTCGTGCTTGCGCCCGGCGGTGCCAGTTCTTCTGCGTACCGTACCGGCGATAAAACCATCTTACCTAAGTTATCCGATTGCCGTATCCAAACCTGTAAATGCGTTAAATCATTGTCAATCGACATATCCTCAACGTACAGTTTCAGGAACGGTTTGGTATCTTCAATCACGAACTCCTGCCGTTGCCAGCTACCTAAACATAAATCAAACGCTTTCCCTTTCAGCTCCATCGGATTATTAAATGTATATTCCGATAACAAAACTACGTCATGACCCTTATATGTACCAACCGGAGTAAACCTTGACCCCCAGCTAAATCCTTTCCCGTCCCCGGCATCAAACTCTTTTACATCGCCGTTCTTAGAACCATCCGTTAGTTTTATCCTAAAAACCGGTGCAGTGCGCCGGTTTGCCTCGTACCCCAGCATACCCGATATGTTATATACGCTACTGGCCAGCTTAGCACTTTCAAGGTAGCTTTCCCGCCTGGCTGCCATAGAATGAAACGATAAATATGTACCTGCCCCTGCCAGCAGCTCCAGTAACGTTGTACCAGCCGAAGATACATAAAAATCTTTCCATTTATCATAATCCGGTAATGATTTAACGTATTCCTTTAAATCTTTCAGGATTGAATCAAAAGATAAACTTTTAAGGTTAATAGGTGAATCTGCCATAACAAACTATCCTTTCAAAACTCCTTTATACGATGTTGTCCCCGGTATACCTACAATCGAAAAAGCAAGTAACATACTCATTTTATACTCATCCGGTATACGCTCTACTACTGTCCGGTTATAATCCAGTACAAGCCTGGTATCCCATTTTTCTAACGCATCTACAATCCATTTTTCTACCATTGCTTCTGTGCCAGCATCGTTCAACTCAAACAGGAACCCGCCCAGCTCACAGCCGAAGTCCGGCCTGAAAAACCGTTCAAACTTTTCAGTCTGTAAAATGTTGCCTATGCTCTGAAAAACAGCATCTACATCATAAACCAAGTCCCTGTCAAACGGATTTAACTGGTTCAAATCTGAATATATACCATACTTACTTCTTGCCATTATATCTTTAATTTAACCATGTTTCCCACATTGATTGTTCCCATGCCCAGTATGCTTGCCGGTCTTCCCAGTCGGACAAGGGTTCCAGATAACCTATCAATGAATGACCGTTGTACACCGGTACCCAATCTTTAGCTTTATCTTGCCCTGACATAGCATTATATTCCGCAACCGTGATTGTATACCTGTCTTTAAGGTATCGTTCCGATAAAACCTGCCGTAACCTATCTTTTACAGTGCTCATCTTTAATTAGCCCAAACATCGGGGCTGTGCGCCAAACATGCGCTGCCACAAGAGACAGGGTCGCCTTGGCGACCTGCCTGTAACCCATTTATGTACACATCGGGTAAACCTGCTGCTAAAACGCCTCCGTGGCAGGGTGGAGGACAACAATGAGAAGACCAAGCATCACTTTGTCGGTGCCACGGTATCCCGTTTACAAACACGTCAGGAGACGCTTGTGCGTTCGGTCTGGATGGCCAGCATCCATGACCCGTACAAACATCACCTAATCTGACTACCTGAGGCATAACTTACTCTTCCCAAAACGGTCTGGAACCCGAACCATTATAATCAATCTGTGCCCTTGATAATCTAATTAAATTATTTTCCATAGTTATTCAATTGCCCTGTCCGGTTCCGGTGGATTAGGCGTGGTTTCATGGTCAAGGTTATGGTCAATACGTGACCCGTCAAACTTCAGATTCTTGACCGTGTTAAGTTTACCCATGCCTTCCGCCGATATAACTATATCTTTTGCCACATGCACCCGCATATTGCCTGATATAAAAACTGTTAAATTACCATCTTTATCTAAATCAAAGTAGCTTCCCGAAGGCCCATGTTTAAATTTCATGTAACCCTCATCCTTATCCACCTTAATATAGCTTCCAGATGAATCTCTGAAGCCATAACATTCTGGATAATTACTGTCAAACCCAACCTGATGCGTTATCTCGCTCTGCCAAAAACCGACATACATCGGATGATAAATATCTTTGTACGGGAACTGTATCTCCAGTTCTGTGCCTATCTCAGGTACGCTGAACCCGCTGTTATACGGTGTTGAATCACCGCCACCGCCTAATCCATAGCTATTTCTCGGAAAACACCACGGCAGCATATCTTTATCATCTCCTTCAAACAACCCTTTAACAATACATTTTAACCTGCCCAATTTTTTAGGGTCGATGTTATCTACTACAATACCTTTATGCGGTAACGATAAATTATCTACCTTGCTAACCTGCTCCAAAAAATTAACTAACATATTACCGTAAATTTCCTTTCCCGCTGTTTAACGTTTCCCGGCATAGTTCCAGGCTCATTGTAAACTGGCTGCTGGACAAGTTCCTGACTACCTTGCTAACTACATACCGGCCAGAAAAGAATTCGATTGCTTCTTCTTTCTTATCATCCTGCCGTCTATCCAGAAACAAAACACTATCTAAAACATCTACATCAAAGTAATAATCCGTTACCCTGACCACCAGTTTAACCGAGGAACCCATTGTCAGATACGATAAATTCCGCATAAATGCGCTCCAGTAATTTTCATGAACATTATCGTTCAGGAACGATGCGTTATCGAACCGGGGCGTTATCTCTCCCATCCGGTTAAGTGTCTTTGCCTGTGCCAGAAATACTTCTGCTTCTTCATTATCAAAAACTACGTTGCCTGATTCCCAGTCAACCAGTTTCTTTTCCCGACCGTACCCGTACCAAGAGTTGATGAACCCGCTGCGCATCTCAACATGATAATTACTCTGATACGGTATATCTTTATCATCAGTTAAATCGCCGTATACCAACCGCCAGTCAATATCTTTCAGTTGCGTCGTTGACCGGAGCAAGAACCGTTTATCTGCCGTGATACCTACCAGCGGTGTTGAATCCGGTATATGCGAATGTAACCAAACCTCGTTTATAAATCGTTTGTTTGTTATCCCCGGTTGTAACCATAACATGGTATCCCTAGCCGTGTTCCCCCGTAAATCAACCGTGAAATAATCGGCTGCTACCTCATCAATTACATCCAGAGACGTTTTATCTTTAAACCCACGGCAATGCGTTACGTTTAACCAGCCGATTGCATCTATCAGTCCGCTTAGTAATACCCGTCTGAAATGGTCGCCATCGGGGTATGTATCCATCCGCAGTATCCGCAGGTCACAAGTACGCATGTGGTCTTGGTCCCGACCATACGATACCTGCAAGATGTTACCTTCGTTCATTACTTTGATAACATCTTCTTCAATCAGTTTAATCTCTAACCGGAACGATGGTAACACATTCCCGGCCTCTTCAAACACGGTAAACGTAATAACCTGTTCAGCCGATAGAAAATCATCAAAATCCGCTATCGAAAAAACAAACCTGAATTGACCTTTAATATCAATCATTCTCGCCTTTTAACGAAAAATTAAGCTTCTCAAGGTTAGATAAACTAAAATACCTAATCACTGTCCCTTGTTTTACATATTTATGACATGGCATGTAATTGTATAAAGCCAATACCCACCAGTATTGTGTTGAATTATATAGTTTATACGAGATGTTGTCTAATCGTTCTGCATCAACTAAAATCTGTACCTCGCCTGCTGCTGGAATATCTACAAGTTGATTCACAAAATCAGATGTTAAAATATCATAGGTTTGAGCATCCTTGTTAAATTCAACATATCTCCGTGCATCAAACCTTGGTGTTGCATCTACATTTAAATTTATACCGTAACTCATTTTTTAATATACTGTTTCACTGGCTTGCGGTGCCTCAAAAAACCTGACGTTACCGTCCGTACTGCCTGCCATATCCGGCAATGCAACGTTTGATTCGGTATTAAGTGTATCGCCCCAAGCTGGATATTCATTCTCGCTACCGGCAGTTAAATACTTAGGGGTCGGTGACGCACCTTTACTCATCCATTGTTTAACCTCGGTTGATGATACCGGTCGGCATGATGTTAGAATAACCGTACCGGTTGCGTAAATCGGCAGCCCAGACGGCATAAACTGAGATGACATGTTAAAGTTAATGTCATCCAGTACAAAGATAGATGTACTTTTAAACCAGTTACCTAAAATTAGCCTGAGTACACCTTGCGGTTTTGAATAGTTACCTCGCTCGTAATTCAACGGGGCGTTCATCACCGTAACAAAGTTATCGGCTATACCGCCTACAGACTCGCCCAGTGTTTCTTTGCCAAACTCGCCAAACGTAGGATAGATAGCCTCGTATAACGCCCGAATAGGTACCCGAACATCATCCTGACTACTGGTAGCAACAAAGATTAACGGTATAGCTATCCTAAAGTTTTCTGAGCCTTCCCAGTTAACCATTAACGTTGCCGATGATTTAACTTGTCGGCTGGTCATTGTCATTCCGCCTGCGCCCAACCCCGACATTATCTGGTTCCATGCAAGTGTTCCAGCCGCTAAATACTTATTAGCTATATCCTGAAACTTCGGGTCGGCTGCTTCCCGCCAGTTACTGCGGCCATCCAACCTAATCTCATCCGTTAAAAAACCTTTCACAGTCCACTTATCCGATACAATCAATACCTGACTGTTCTCTGCTGATATACCCGATATTAAATCTTGATATGTAAAACCCATAACTAACTGAAATATCCCATGTTTACTAACATTATACCTATATCATCCATACCCATCCTTGTATCCTGAACTGAAACAGAACCACCCCCGCTTACCCCGCTCCCTGCTGTTGAACCTACACCTAACATACTACCTGCGCCAGCACCTATCCTTGCTATCTTTTCCAGTACCTCGGTGTTTCGCTGCTCGTTATCCCGGACTAAATCGGCTGTTGTAGATGGTATCTCGCCTTTTGATATTGATTCCTTTACCTTGCCAGTTACCAGACCAGGTAAATTACCCATAGACTGGCTAATACTACGTACCTGCCCCAGTAAATCACCGGATACTGTTACTGCCTGACCAGCCCTTGTATCCTGTAAATAACCGCCCAGACCAAAATCACCCGATGTAATAGCTGTTTTACCCAGCTCGCCCAGACTACGTACCGTTCTATCCCCGCCTAAAAAACCGTGTACTCCTGCTTGTAACGTATCTGATACCGGTATGTTTAACCCGCCTTGAACCAGTCCTGACACACTTCTTGAGATGCCTTCTTTTGTGCCCAGCCCTGATAACATCCCCGAGATACCGCCGCCTAACGTAGCGTCAATTGCACCCAGCTCGCCCAGACTACGTACCGTTCTATCCCCGCCTAAAAAACCGTGTACTCCTGCTTGTAACGTATCTGATACCGGTATGTTTAACC